AGATCGATCTTTACATCAGGCGGCGTGCGCAACACGATCTCATGCGTTGGCTTGGGGCGGGTGTCGGCAAAGACATTGAACACCGCCTTGTAGTCGAGCATCTCCAGGCCGCGCAACGGGCGCACCGAGGCATGCACCTGGATGACGCCGGGCCGGTTCACGATCGTTGACACATCACCGTCCGGCCGCTCCACCGTGGTGCACACGGTGATGATGTTGCGCAGCGCACCGATCTGTGGCGCGCGGCGGCGATCGGCTCGGCGCAATGCATCGATGCGCGGCATCACCGCCTCCGGCTGCGGCCGTGCACGCCGCGGCGATAGCCTTTATTGAGCGCCGCGTTGGAGATGCGCGCCGCGCTCGTCTTGGAAAATCCCTGCCGCTTCAACGCCTCATAGGTCGCGGGATTCTTGATCGAGGGCCCATGGTTGCCGCCGAATCTGCCGCCTCGGGGCATGGTTCACCTCCTCACTCAACATAGGCGAGATGTGGCGCGAGGAATGCCTTGGCGCCACACTTGGCGATCACCGCCTCATTCATCTCGGTGTCGCCGCGGTTCTCACAGATGTAGGTGAACAGCCGCGCCACCGCTTGCACGAACCACGATGGAATTTCCTCGCATGCCGACAGGCCGGTGGTGTAGCTCGCCACGAGATTGCAGTGGCAACAGAGGCTCGGGCAGCACATGCGGCAGGTGCCGAGTTCGTCATCAAGATCGCTGCGCGGCAGAAAGCACGGCGAGTTTGGCGGGAGTTCGGTTATCAGCCGGCCGCCAGCGATGAACCGCACGTTGCTCGTGGGCTCGTGCGACAGCGTGAGCGAGCCATCGGCGGCAACCGACACCGGCTCCTGAATTCGCTCCTCGGGATAGGTGAGGCCAACCATGGCGGCACAGGCATCCCATGCCGCATCAAACCAGTGCTCTAACAGCCGCTCGTCAAAGGCGCCATCCACCGCGGCGTGAAGCTTGGCGATTTCATAGGCTTGCTGGAGCGGTTGCGGGACATTGGCGGCCATGTCACTGCACAATGTTGATCGAAACGCACTCGCACGCCTTGGCCTTGCGCCCGCATCCATCGGTGGCAACCACCGTGATGTCGAGCCGATAGACGCGGCCCACCGTCGCGTTCGGGCCGGCCTTGATAATGTTGCCGGTGGCGAATCCGCCGATGATCTGCGTGTAGCCGGGAGCGCCGCCGTTGGCCGGCGGATCGCTGTCGAATCCCGACACCAAGGCGATCTCCTCGGGATCGGCCGGCACCGGCGGGTTCACGTTCACGTCGAACAACGCGGCCTGTTCGATCGCGCTCAGGCTATAGCCGGCCAGCGTCGCGAGCCACGGGCGCCAATCGATGTAAAGCGGGTATTGTGCGCATGACGGGAGGAGCCATGTCAGGCACGGGCATCCGCTGATCGGCGGGCACAGCATGGCCATGGACATGGCGGCACCTCACTGTTGCGGGCGGGCGGCGAGGAGTTCGACGCGTCGGGTGGTGGCGAGCGACTCGACGCGCCGCGAGGTGATGAGCGCCTGCGCCGAGGCGAGCGCGGCAATGGTCGAGACTCCGGCGGCGGCGTTGGTTGCGCGGATCGCATCGATGACGCCGGGCGCGGAGGGAACGCTCGGCGCCGGATTTGACGCGACAACGCGCACCGCCGGAGGTGCGGTCATGACGATGCCCTGCGCCTGCGGGCGGCATGCTCCTCGCCTGCCGCGATGGTGGCGGCCTCACCCGATGCGGGAGCGGCCACGGCGAGGCAGAAACACACCGGCGGGAACCAGTCGAGTTTGCAGGTCGGGCTCGCCGGGCAGTGCTCAACGCACACCTCGCGGAAACTTGCGGCGTTGGTGCTCATGATTTGCTCCCTTTCAAGTCGAGTTTCGGTAGCTCGGCGGGCTCGGCGTCGGGCGGCACATGCTCGGCCTTGGCCGGCTCGGCGACGTTGCGGCGGTACATGCTGGAGGCAAGATAATCCGGCACCGAGTAGAACTCGCCTTTGGTGAACGTCTGATAGGTGATGCCGTTGTTGGTGGAGCCAACGAACTCATCCAGCATGTGCACCACGATATTGGGGCTCACGTCACCGGCTCCATCGTGATGCTGTAGGCCGCGCATTGCTCGCTCCAATTCTCCTCATTGGCCGCGCCGACGAACGGCATAACGCGCAACCATCCCGCATTGTGCCGGCGATAGATCACCGTTGTGTCACCCTCCACCATGTCGACCAACACGCCGCCGGTGACGATCTTGTAGGCATCGATCGCCGCGCCCGGATCATGCAACGCGCCGTTGTTGACCTGTGACACCTCGCACCAAGACAAATCGTCCGGCGCGTTGTGCCAGTCGCGCGCATGCTGCAACCGGAACCGCGCCTTGCCGGCGCCGCGGAACGTGATCTTGGTGGCGGCGCCGATTATTTTCCGCGCTACGCCGAGCAACTTTAGTACCAAACGCGCCGCAGGCGGGTGACCACGACGAACACGCCAACGCCGGTGCCACCGGTGGCAACCACGCGCACGAATTGGCCGGTGGGACAGGGCACCGAATAGGCGCATTGCGAGTGTGCCTTGAGCGGCGTTGTCGCGCTCAACGTGATCTTGGCCGGCACCGAGACCGTGCCGGGCGCATCGTCGCATCCCGGTAGCACATCGATGTCCGCCCATTTGGTATCGTCGGGCTTGCAAGCATCGTCGGGCAAGGCTGGCGCGGCCTGGATGGTGAACTCGCCGGCCGTGATATCGGCATCGGTTTGATTCACGAGAATGACGGCGTAAGCGTAACCGGCGCTGATGTCCGCCCAATTCGGCGATAGTGCGTTGAACACCTGGACGGTGCCGCCGGCACTGATCATGTTCATAGCGGTCTCCTCTCAGTGTGTCCTTTCAGTGGATGCGCAACAGCCGCGCGGCATTCGGGCAGATGATGCCGCCGCCCACGCGCGCCTCGAATTTGTAGAGGATGCAAAAGCCGGCGCTGTATGGGTCCTGTTGCATGGTGACGGCGCGGCGGTTGACCACCATGTAAACGATGCGCCAATTTCCGAACGCCACAGGAGTCGCGCCCGGTGCCACGTTCGGCATTTGCGTAACGATCGAGACCGGCGAGCCGTTGATGATGAATTGGCCGTTATCGGTCGGCGTGGCGATCATGATCGGCCGGCCGCTGGTGTCGCTCATCGTCAACGCGCGGGCGAACGTGTCCTGATTCATCAGGTAGCGTCCGCCGTTGCCGTGGAATTGCATCGGCACCATCCACTTGAGCATGATCAAATCCTGCCAAGTGAATTGTCCGGCCGGTGTGGCGTCCGAGGTGTCGCAAATCGGGATGCCGGCGCCGGGCTGCAAGATTCCGATCGGCTTGCCGATGCCGTCGCCGGTCATGATGGCGGTGGAGATCGTGTTGCGGAATGCCCAATTCACTTTCCGCAGCATCCACGATTCCATGTCAACCGAGGCGTCCTCCAAAAGATCGCGGGAGGCGCACACAATATAGCGCAGTGTCTCGGGCTTTAGCTCCAACTCGCCGAGGCCCTTGAGGAGATCGGCATTCGGGTTGTTGGCAAAGCAGTCACTCTGACAACTCCACGCGGCCTCCATCAACCGCGCATCGTCAACCATGAATTTGATCGACGGGCCGGAAATGGTCATGTTGTTCATCAGCCCGGTGACATCGGTGATGTCCTCCAGGCATGACAGCACGGTGCTCGACATCTCCGGGGGCAGGATGAATCCGCTTTGGCCGATGTTGAAATTGGTGAGCGCCTTGCGGAAATCCGACGACAGTGCGCCGAGATCGGTGGTTTTGAGGAGCGAGCGGATGGCCTTGATCGCCATGCCAGCGTCGGCAATCTGATCATCGGTCGGCTGGAATGGGTGCTCGTGATCGATCTTCGGCACGCGCAAGAGGTGTTTCAACTCCAACAGGCCGCGCGCCGCCTTGCGGTTCACCTCATCGGGATCGGCGTCGCCGCCCGGCCGGCCGAATTTCTTGGACAGGCTTTTGATTGCCTCCTCCAAACCCTGGACCTTGGTTTGGCCGGCCGCCATGTCGGCGGAGATGCGATCGATCTTGGCCACCACATCGGCAACCGTTTTCGATCCCGACTCCACGTCCTTGCGTAGCTCGGCGAGCGCACTGGTGCGCGCATCGTCACCCTTGGCGATTTCGGTCCGCGTGGCGGTAACCTCTTTGATCAACTCGGCAACTGTTTCCTCAACTGACATGGCGAGCGCCTTTCATGTCCTTGATGAGGCCGCGCACTGCGGCGACCATGGCGGAGGTACGGTCGGCGGACATCGGCGTGAATCCGTCGACCTCATGAATCAAAACGCGCTTGTGCTCCTCGCCGCGCAGCGCATCGAATCCTTTGTGGATCACCGTGCTGATCTCGCGCTCATCTAACCCGGCCTCGATCAGCCACTCATGTAGCGCGTCGGGTGAGTCGAGGAGTGATTTCACCGAGCGGATGCGGGCGCGCGGTTGCGCCGGCACCGACACGATCGAGCATTCTATCAGCGTGGCTTTCTTGATGCGGCGGATGTTCGAGGCTTCATCGAAACTCAAGCCGCCTTTCTTGGGCCGGTAGCCCACCGACAGGCCGTTGAGAAATCCTTGCTTCATGAGCGTGTAGGTCTCGCGGCCGAGCGGGATGCCGAGCGAGATCGCACCCTCCACCTTGAGCGCCTT